CTGAACCGTCTTCTTCGCTCGCCCGGTTTTCTCGACTTCGACATCAAGCCCGGTTTTCGGATCAGTCTCAAGCGCGGTGTAAGTGATCGTCCGCATCGCGATCTGCGGTTCCCTGTAAGCAAGCTTTCGGCCGGAAGGTAACTTGATCCAAAGGAATTGATTGCTGACTGAGAACTCGCACTTACCTGCAAACTGAGTCTTACCCGTTTCGATCGCATTCACTGCCGCGTCTTCATAGGCGTCCCAAAGATCGACGACGGGACTATTGGCCTGGCGGTAGTTCTTCACCGCTTCAACGGACATCCGGCTTGTGAGTTTCAACCGGTACATCGTGTAGGCCGTGTCTTTAAATCTCTTCCACGACATGCGAAAGCCGCAACCGAGAACCTGCGCTTTACCGAGCTGACGAGCGTCGAGAGCCCATGACTCTTCGGCGATGACTCCGGCTTCGATCTCTTCGTAGGTCATACCCATATTCATCGCAGCTTGATAAATGTACGGGTCGCCGCCTGATCTTAGAACTTCAAGCCCGGCTTCATTGTCGGCTAGCCACCAAAGGACGGCGACTTCGATCGCTGAAAAGTCGGCAACGCAAAGTTCATAGCCTTCCGACGGAATGATCATGTTTCGGAGAATTGACGAAAAGAGAATCCCGAGACTATCGCCGTAAAGAAGTTGCAGCATTTCGTAGCTACAGCTCACGACGTTTTCTACGGCGGCATAGGGCCTGTCTTTGTCGACCTTCAAGATCCCGCGTGGAAAGTTATAGGGATTGATTCCGGTCCCACCGTCTCGACCGGTTGAGGCTGCGTGATATAAAACCAGATCGCGGACGCGCTCGTCTTCGTTGGCACGACTTAAAAATGCGGAGTACTTCTTCGTTGAGGTTTTGGAGAGAGCTTGACGAATCTCAAGCAATCGCTTCATGTTCTCAGAAATGTCGAATCGATTTAAACTATCCTCGACTGTCTTCGCTTTGAGATCGGGAAGCTCAATCCCTTCTAGGGCTAAGAACTCTAAAATGGATTTTCGGGCACCGGCTTTCGTAACAAGCCCCATGGTGAGGGAATCAAGCTCTTTCAGTTTCTTTCTGGATTCAATGGCCATGATGTCGACAATCTTTTTCACGGTCGGATAGTCGACGCGAAGTCCGCGCCAATTGAGTTTCTGATTAAAAAACCAAAGCTCTTGCTCTTGCGGGATCAGATCGGGGAGAGCGAGATCAAGCTCTTCTTCGGCTCTCACGTCAATTTTGCAATAGGTGTAGAGTGTTTCCCACACTTGTGGATCATCGGCGTATTCTAAGAAGACGGGGGGCTCGGGAGCGTCGGCAATCGCCAAACGTTTCGGGCTCAACTTCACACCCGCAGCGCGATCTTCATTCGCTTCTTTCCATTTATTCCATTTCGCCGTAGGCTTGCACGTTGCGAGCATGGCCTGGTATCCCCGTTTATCTTTTTGAATCCGCAGACCCAAGGCTTCACCGGCTCCCTCCAAATTTCTCGGTAAAGCGCAAGCCGCCGCTTTAGCAGCTGTACATCTAAACTGACGTCGAGGAATAACGGGCCAACCGTTCCTCTTCACCAAAATGTTGTGATAGATACATCGATCGAAGAAAACATTATGGCCCGCAAATTCGTATCCTTCTTCTATGAGACGCAGCCAAAACTCTTTGAGTTTTTGCGATTGATTTTTCCAAGGGCGGTTGATGACTTCAAAGGGTAAGAAATAAACCGTCGGACTTTCTCGCAGTTTAAAAGCGAGGCAGGTCGGTTGGGTTGACGGATCAACCGAATATTTATACCCGCCTTCGAGTTTTAAATTACTCTTTGAGCGAGTTTCGAAGTCGAATATCAGTCGTTTCATTTACGTTTGGCCTCAACTTGCTGCTTCCATGTCTGCCATTCGCAATTGCTGAGACAGTAATTCTTAGACGAATCGAGTCTCCCTATGGTGTGGCCGGGGGGTTTCAGCCCCATATCTTTTACGAAGTTTCTAAAGTCGCGCCAACGCTTCGCGACTTCAATGCCTTTGCCGCCGTAAAAGCGGTATTTATCGGCATTAGGATTCGTACAGCGATGGATCATCGCTCGCCAAGAGTTGTACGTAGGGCTTCTCTTATTTCTCGAAGCGAAGCCGTGAAAATATTGCCCAATTGGGACGTTTTCTCTGACGTTACCATATCGGGAAAGACGCGTTGAGTGGGCCGAGCAGAGTTTACGATTTCCGCGAACCGTCTTACCGCATTGTTTTAGTTCGCATTTCGACATACTAGTAAGTGTCAATGAGTCGTTTCGTTTGAATCAGCGGGTAACACTTCGATTGGTTTACCGTCAAGTCCAATGATCTTCTTCGTAGGCCGCTGAGCAATGACCGGTTGTTTCTCTCTGAACGCCGCTTTCATCTGAGCCGCTTTCTCTTCTTCAGTCAGAACCGGATTATACTTTTCTTCATGCTTCTTCAAAACAATCCGACCCTGCTCTTCACCTAAGAACTCAACAATGTCGTCGAAGAGGCAAAAGCCGATCGAGCCCATGATCTGAAATAAAACCTGCGGAGTCGGATCATGGATCTCATTGGGAATTGCGCCTAAGAACACGCCGAAGCCGTGACCTTGGAACTCAATAAACTTCGCATCAGGATCGGAGCTTTCTTTAGCGCGTTTGAAGAAGACGGCGTCTCCTGTTTTTAAATTAGGTTTTTGCTTGCTCATACTGTCTTCCTTTCGATCGCCTGCTCAAGACGATCTAGTTTAAATTCCATTCGATTGTCGACTTCGATCTCACCATAATGGTGGCGCATTTGATTGACCGTGATGAGGACATCGGCGATCTCGTCAACGATTGCCTCGAAAGTTCCGCCAGGGCTACCGTTGAGCGCTTTACAGAGGACGACAGAAAGCTCCGACAGCTCCTCTACAGTCTTGATTTTCTGCGGAGTATCTCCCCATTTCTGGCGAGCTTTCACGGTCAGATCGTCGAGTCGTGCGAGCGAGATCATGTATTGAGTTTTCACAGTACCATCCGAGTCGTATTACATCTTGAGCAGGTTTCAACATCATCAGAGAAACGGCTCCATTTATGAGGGCAACCGTCTCCGCAAACAGAACAGAATTTTACTCTACTGATCGGATCATTGTTACTGAGATACTCCCATTTATGCCCGTGAAGCTGGCACTTTTCTTGAGGAGTTAAATCCAAGACGTCGCCGCCGTTTGAATTCAAAAGCGGAAGTTGCGCATCGTCGCGCGGGTTCATATCGTTTGGCCTAGACGGTTCGCGACCGTCTTTGATTGCTTTTAAAAGCTCAACCTCACGACGTATATACCAAAGTGATTTCTCAAGATCTTCGATCTCTTTGGTGGGGTCTTTCTTGCCTGCGCGTGAAATATACTTGACGGCGTTACCACGAGCGAAGTTCAACTTCTGATCTTCGATGAACTCGATCACTTCGATCTTGCCGGAATTATAATGCTTCGGATGGTTGATGTCGCTCATGCCCGCACCGCGTTCTGAAAGATAATCTTCCGACGAGGTTTGCGTTCAGTAACTTCGATCTTAAGAGCGGCGGCAAATCCTGCGCGAATCACGCACGCCTTGCTACAAAAATCTTTACTTCCGATACAGCGGAAGGGCGACTCAGTCGGACTTCCGCAATGACTACATTTCATTTTCATAGATAACTTCCTACTGGCGGCGGTCCCGTGAACGCCTGGTCAAATGTTTTTGCTCTCTTGTTTAACAAATCGTCGTGAGCTTTCTTCCACTTCTCACACTCCGCTTCGGCCTTCTCAGCGCGAAGATCAGCCACGCATTTGGCCTTAAACCAATCGTCGCGACCGGCTTCGACCTTTTTGATTTCTAACTGTAAAAGCTTAATCTGCTCATGCAGTCTATCGATCTCTTCCATCACACTTCCCCCAAAATAGAACGGCGACCCGAGCAGGTTTGCATGGCTTCTCAGGCCGCCGATCACGCTATCCACACACTGAGACGTGGAGTAGAACTCTAAAGATCACTGCCGCCGTAAGCATTCCGGCTCCGAATAAAAATCCATTAACGTATTGCATTTGATTCTCCTATTGGTGAAGAAGCGGCAGGCGTCAGCTTTGTATTCGCGATCTCGTGCCTAGAATTGGCCTTACCGTCGTAAGTCCCTGCCGCTTTCGGTTATTCCCAGCTATGACGAACCGGGCACCGAACTTTCTAGCCGCTCACATGAATGTCTCTTCGTCCTCGTTAGCGTCGTCGCCACCGGAAACGGGATTGAAGACCTGTTCAACCGGTTTCTTCCCACCAAAGGACTTGCCGTCTCTGAGTTTCTGGACGTGATCCAAGATGAAACCGACGCCCTGTTTTCCCATGTACTCCCACACGTAGGCATAGATATAAGCCCGCGCGTAACAGCCTGGATAGAAGTCAGTCGGATCAGTGATCGGAGTCATATCAGGTCCGACGACTGTCGGTCTCTGTTCTTCAGACGTCGAAGCCTTAATGACCCAATGGCCTTTGTAGCCTTCTTTGTCTTTATGTTTTGGATCATCGCCGTCGGTGACGGGACTCTCAAGAGTTGAATTGCCATCGTCATCAACTGGCCAATTCTCTTTAGCGCCGAACATCGCAATCTTGGCATTCTTCATGACTTCAACCAACGAGCGTTCTACGCCGTCGACTGTCGATCCGACGATCTTCTTATCTTTCGGAAAGAGCATTGTGATTGAGAATTTGGGTTTATCTGTCGGCTTCACCGCTTGCGCTTTGAAGACGTGAGGATAGGAGACGCGGAACTCGGGCGTGATCATACGCGAGAGATCTTTGTCAACTTTGTTTGTTTTCTTAGCAACTGCCATTTTCGGATTTCCTTTCGTGTTTTCGGTATATACCGATTACTTACATCATTAATAAAAATCTTCAATCTCTTTTTGAATAGGGATTGAAAATACTGCTTTCGCTTTCTCTAACTTGCCTTCAGTCTTTAGAGGACAGATGGATTTCGCCGGACACCAATGACAGTGACTTCCTTCAACATATTTTTTAGGAAATCGCTTTACTCGATCAACTGCCTTTTGGAACTGATAAACCCATGCTTGCAGCTCACCAATTGAAATGTCCCAATAGAGAGGGCCCTCGTAGCCCTTGATTCTCGGTTGAACGATCCAAAGCCTCACACGCTTAAAGTTCCAATCAAACCGATGAGCAAGTCCGATCCCGTAGAAAATCATTTGAAGATTCTCCTTTGGTGAAACCGCAACTCCCGCACCATATTTATAATCGAAAACGTGAAGCGTTCCGAAGTGATCGACTACCGCACCATCAAAAGTCCCAAACATTTCGGGATCAATGAAGTCGAGGTATATACGAGTTTCGACCATGATTTCAGAATGAGGCGTCTGTCGGTGAAGCCCTATAATGAAATCACGAGCCGCTATCCCGTGTCTCAACATCTCTGTCGGATAAGACGTTACTGTCGGCAGTCTTCGGATTTCCGCGATCATGAGTTGCTCTAATACCTCGTGGGCTTCCGTTCCCTCTTTCGCCCAAACGGAACTCTTGCTCGGAATGCCTTCCGAGAGATTCACCGAGCCCGGACAGCTAAACCAGCGTTCCGCTCCCGATGCCGAGTACTTCGAATGCGCCCGCTCACCGTGAGCCTTCGGTCCTGCGACCTTGACCGGCTTCACGGCAGTGCGAACGTATTGAGCGAAGTCGTTACTCATCGTCGCGATCTTTATCAAACCACACAGCTTTGCCGTCGCCGTGAGCGAATTCGTTAGTAGGGACTTCTTCCCAACCTTCACGAGTTTTCTGCCAAATTCGCCCGTCATCTGTGAGCGCAGCTAAGGAATTATTTCCCGTCGTTCCGTTCACTGAGACTGCGATTTGAATGATCTTCTTCATGCGTCTCGGGCTTCCTGAGTGGGCTTCGTTTGCGGTGCCGCAAATTGAGGCCAAGACCAATGACCAGGCTTTAGCGTTTCCGAAAACGGTGTAGGATTAAAGTATATACCGTTAGGATTAAAGACGGTGAGCTGGCATTCCTGAGTCTCTTCGTTCAAGACTTTCGTCACGATCGCAGGACTAGGCTCCGGTAAATGCTCTCCGCCGGGCGTTCCATATTTGGTATAGACGACGATCCGGCCAATGCTTGCTTTCGGTAGCATCAGACTTCCATCGCTTTCAAGACGTCAGCGTACTTAGAAGGATCGATCTCGGTGATCGAAGCGGTCTTGAATTTCTTAAGCAGAAGGGCCTTCGTTGCCTTGATTCCGTTCTCAGCCGCGTGAGCTTTGCAAGCATCATTCACTTGATCGGCTGTGATCTTCTTTGCCTTCTTAGCAGCCGGTGCCGGAGCTTCGTCTTCTTCGTCCTCGTCATCACCAAAGTTAACAGCGGCTTTCTTTTTCGCGGCTACCTTCTTTGGCGCGATCTCCTCTTCGTCTTCTTCGGTATCGTCAGAAGCCGGAGCTGTATCGAGATCTTCCTCTTCTTCGTCGACAGCCGCTTGAGCGCCCTTTCCGCTCGTGATCAATTGTTTCAGAATGGTGACCTGCACTTCGAGAGCGTGGATCGAGGATTTCAATCCGTTCGCGTGAGCGCCAATGAGATCTTTCTGTAAGTTCGTTTGCATGACTTCTTCCTTTTGTTATTGCCTTTCGGCGGTTGATCCGAGCTTGCTGTCTCGGAAATCTTTTTCCATTTCTTTAAACGCTTCTTCGAAAAGTTTTTCGTAACTCGTCCGACGTTTGAACGTGCAGCGAGTACAGGTCGTCTCGACTAAGTATTTAGCTCCGGGTTCTCTGACCACTTCGCAAAGTGGATCGTGCCCGAAAATAAAACATTTCCAATGATAGCGCCTCACTTTAATTTAAACTCCCCGAGAACTTCCAACGCGACGATAGGGCCCATGATCGATTGATCGAAGTGACCGAACTTATTGAACGTGAGAAAATTGTTTCCATCCCAGTGCGCATCATGTTCAAGACCCGCGTAGAACCTGAGAGCCTCTTTAAATTTCTTATTCTCTTCGGTGTAGCCTTCGATTTGAAGAGCGATCGAAGAGAGTGGAGTCGTCAATATCTTTAGCTTCGATCTCGCTTCGTCAAGGCTTTCGATGAGAATGGAAACGACATCAATCGGTGCCCACTTCCTATCGAGTTCTTTCTCTTCTTCAGTGATGGGTTGAGTGCCTAACTTTCGAATACATGCATAGAGCTTCTTGACTTCTTCAAATTCTTGATCGCTGATCATTCGCTACCTCTTATAATTTCTCTGATCTGTAAGATCGAAATCGGCGCGTATCCCCACTGATCGACACCGACGTTGATCATCTTGTCTTTCACTTTCCAAGTCGTATGAACGTGCCCGTGAAGAAGCCAACCGCCGTAGTCGACGGGCCTAAAAGATTTGTATCTCTCTTCAGTGTCGTGATGATCGCCCGTGTAAGGCAGATGGTGAAGCGTAACGACTTCAAAAGGAGAATCAGTCATTATGATCTGGTCTTCGACATAGATGGATTGGAAGCCCGAATCCAGATAAAGCTTCAACTTATCATGCCAGTTTTTATGAACCGGATGGCAACGATCGTGATTGCCTGGAATTAAATTGTGACGGCCGTTCATGTCTTTGAGCCTAGCAAGCTCTCTCGGGTGCATACTGAAATCTCCCAAGTGATAGACCTCATCAGTCGGTTCGACCAATAAGTTGTGACGCCTAACAAGTTGATCGTTCATGTCTTCAACCGATTCGAATGGGCGGTTGCAGTACTTGATGATGTTCGCGTGCCCGAAGTGTTGATCAGATGTAAACCAAATCATAGTGACCTCCGATAAGCGACGGCGTCCTTCTTAGAAATAAATCTTTTTGACGTTTGACGGTAGTTAATCTGAATAGTCGCTCGCCACATTTTTCTGGATTTGTCGAAAGAAACGCCCTTAACACCGGATCTATTTGTTTTCGGAATCTTCATGCTACGACGGTTTCGCGCCTGCTCCTCATAAGTCGCCCATCGACAATTTGATTTTGAGTACCCTTTATTATTGTCTTTTCTTTCAAGTGACGTCCCGAACGGCCTCAACCCCATGTCTTCTAAAAAATCTATAAAGCAATTCCATCGTTTACAGATCTTAATTCCTCGACCCCCATACCGATCGTAACCAGTCGCCGATGGATTCAAACACCTCGATCGCATTGCTCGCCAAGAATTATAAGTCGAGCACGATTGCCTTTTAGATCGATAACCGTGTTTCATCCTATGATCCGTTTCACGCGCTTGTGTTTGGTGAAGTTCGACCGCAAAACCACTTCGTCGATTGAATTGGGGCAACAAATATATTCGCAACGTACAAAAGCCTTCTCGCTCCCGCGTCTGCTCGCTCTCTTCTCGCATTGCTTATTCTGCTCGTCAGTCCATGAGAACTCGCCAAAGATCACACGGTCGGCGTTTTGGAGGTTATGTCCTCTTTCCATTGCGGTAATATTTCCAATGATGAGTTTGCGCTTGCCTGATTGGAACTCAGCGAAGTAGCGCTCTCGTTCACGAGCGTGTGTCCCACCAATAACAAGGCCGGGGTTGAAGTCGACGAGATCAAGAGTCAACTGCTCGGCAACTTCTCGATGCCAGACAAAGAGTAAGATCGATTCGTTCTTTTGGTTCAAGCGCTCCCAGACATACCGGCCGATAAAAGGAACTTTGAGAAGGCCCAACTGTTTTCTGAGACGAGAGAACTCGCCTTGATCTCCGGCTTCGTTGCCGGGACTCTCGACCTTGAAGTCGCTTCCGATATTTTTCGCTTCCCATGACTTCATCTCGGCCGTTCTCACGTCCTGATTCATGAAGAGGATCGATCGTCTGCGTTCGGGATGCTCAAGCTTATCTTCCGTCACGACATGCATGAAGGACTTTGTAATTTTCTGATGCAACTCTTCTTCATGACTGGAATGTAAAAACGTATACTGACCGCGCTCAGTGATCTGCGGCCCGCAGTAGCGGTATCCGAAATCGTCCATACTCATGCAGTCAATCGCCTGCGGATCAAGAGCAAAGGTCGGTGCCCAAAGTTCGATCGGGCGGTTAAGTACCGGGCTTCCATCTAATAACACGACGTGGGCCGCGTCTTGAAATAATCCGCTATAAGCGGTGTCTTTTGATCTGCCGCCGTAGAAGGCAAGTGACCTTTCCGCAAAGGGATCTTTGAAACGGCTCGCCTCATCGATTGCAATCATCTTCTTTCGCATGTGCGATAGTCTGGTATATACCCAAGGCTTCGTTAACATCGAGTCAGGCACGAGAATATAATCAGCCCCCCATCCCATGTGATCTTGTAGAGCCGAACCCGGAATCAGGCCGATACTGGGCCAAATACCGAAACGCTCACATACTGAATAGATCTCGCGTGCCCAATTGACCGTGAGACTGGGCGGAACGATAATGACCGTCTGGCCTCGGGCCTCCGTCAGAATGCTCGTTACGATCAATTCCATTGTCTTACCGGCTCCGGGCGCGTGAGCCAAGTAACTGCGCTTGCGAGTGAGCGCCCATTGCACGCCCGACCATTGGTGGGGATCTAAAAAATTAAGGTGGCCTCCTTCATAGGCAAGCCGCGCCCGGCGAGGGAGGTCATAGAATTCTTGGAATGCTCTAGTGAAAATTTTCAAGGCTCCCGAATCACTATGACGTCTGAACGCGGACGCGGCTTGCAGTGAGGTCGTCGTGTAGACGTCGTCACTTCCTTTTTCCCAGTACGCGGACTGGTTTAAAACTTTGCGGTGAGAGGCTTGGGCTTCGGATAATATGAAGCGGCCTTTTTTAAATGAAAGAGTCGGTCCCATGCAATACCTATCTCGTGTTTCCCGTATATACCGTGTTGACGCGTTTCGCTTAGCAACCTGTAATTTATTTTCTTTTGCGTATTGCAATGATTAGTCTCCTCGCTTACGTTTGTCAAACCGAAATCGAAAAATTATTTTCATTCGTTGTGGGGAGAATATCTTGAAGCCGAAAAAGAGCCGCGCCTTCGTTGACTGGGTCAACCGAGAGGGTATTGAATCTATTACTCAACTTCTAAAAGTCAGCCCGAGAACTGTGAATTATTGGTTGTCTGGTTTTTGCCATCCGAGGGTGGGCCAGATAAAACAGATTAGAAAAATTTCCGGCTTGACATATGTCGAGATCATCGACCGGGTCTACCTCACCAGAAAGAGGGGAAGTCAACAATGAGATACTCCGAAATTTTCAAAGAGGCGAAACGCTTACATGACATGGGGCTTGCGATTCATTGGTTGCATGCAAGATCAAAACGCCCGATTGAATCCGGCTGGACGACTGGGCCGAGAAAGGAATGGAACTACTTAAGTGAAACTTACACAAATGATCTCAACGTCGGAGTACGAACGGGAACGCCTTCAAAACTCAAGGGCGGATTTCTTGCGATTATTGATGTTGATATCAAAAGTAAAGAACGAAAACATCTATTGGAGGTTGAAGCCGATCTTCTCCGACTCCTTGGAGACGTTTCGATTTACCCCTGCGTGGCCTCCGGTCGTGGGAATGGGTCAAGGCACTACTATTGTGTTTCCCGACTCCCCTTCAAGACGTTCAACCCTGCGGCGTCAGATGAAAAGATTCGCGTTAAGATGCCTTCGAAAAAGCCTTCTAAGGAAGAGATCAAAGCGCTAACGTCTCGCGAGATCGACGAAGGTTGGCGACTCTCGAAGGCATGGGAGATCTCGTTTTATTCGGATGGAAGACAGGTCGTTCTTCCGCCTTCGGTACATCCTGATTCGGGCGAGCTTTACCAGTGGAAGAAACATCTCTCGAAAGTTTCAGCGCTTCCGGTATTGCCGGAGGAATTGTATCTGACGGCAGAAGGCGACGACACCGACTATAACCACGCCTCCCTCAATGAGCGCGTTGGCGTGAAGGGAGAACTGGCCGGAGCGCCAACCCGCGAAGCGGGTCAAGCGACGGAGCGAAGCGAAGTCGCGGCGCTCGATTTCCGGGTTGAGCCGGTTGAATTGAGTTGGCTTCCAATTTCTGACGACGTGCGCGATGCGATCGTCGACGGCAAAGGAGTTGAGGATAGGTCGGGTTACCTCTTAAAAGCCTCTAGCGCCCTGATTTCAGCGGGCCTAAGCCAGAATGAGGTTCTGACCGTATTGACTGATCCTGAGACGTTCCTAGGGGCTTGTGGCTACGAGCACGCCAAGACGAAGAACCGGGCTCGGGCCGCTGAATGGATCTATCGTTACACGGTAAAGAAGGTCTCGGCCGAAAGATCGGCCGTTGGAATCTTCTGTCACGCTCGGGATGTGAAGAAACTCCCAAAGCTAAGTCAAGAGGAAATTGACGAGCAGACGGAGGAACTTTTGGCGGGCTGGGACTGGCGAAAAGAAATCATCCGAGTCGGTAACGGCATCCCTCAAAAACTAGTTCAGAACGTCGTCACCATTATCTCGAATGCTGTCGGTGAAGATGTGATCAGGCGGGATGAGTTCGCTTACCGTGATGCGTATTCTTACGACACTCCATGGGGAGGGAAGAAAGGCGATCACGTTTCCGACGACGATGTTCAGACCATTAAATACTGGCTGGGATCGGAGTGGGGTTTTGAGCCCGCTGATAATGTGATCTCAGGAGCGCTCGTCGTGATGGCCAAACAAAACGCCTACGATCCAGTGAGAAACGTTCTCGACGCTTTGCCCGAGTGGGACCGCGTTCCTAGGCTCGATACGTGGCTGGCTTCGAACTTCGAAGCGAAGGGCGATCCCGAATATCTGGCTCAAGTGTTTCGCAAATGGATGGTTGCCATGGTCATGCGTGTATACCAACCGGGAGCGAAATTCGATTGGATGCCGATCTTTGAAGGAGCGCAAGGGATTGGGAAATCTTCGTTCGGACGTTTACTCGTCGGCGATAAGTACTTTCTCGATTGGCTCCCTAACCTGAATGACAAAGACTCCGCACTCTCTCTACAGGGAATGTGGGGGGTTGAGATGGGGGAACTCTCGCAGTTTAGGCGCAATGAACTTGAGAACATCAAGGCGTTCATTACTAGAACGGTCGATAAACTTCGACCTCCTTACGGCCGTCGCTTGATCGAATCTCCTCGCCGCTGCGTCTTCTTCGGCACCACCAATAGGCAAACTTACTTGACTGATGAAACGGGAAATCGCCGTTTCAAACCGGTCGTCGTAGGTAGTCTCGACTTCGAAGCATTGGCCCGAGATCGCATTCAATTGTTTGCGGAAGCGCGTGCTCTTTGGATCGAAAAAATCGAGACAGAACGGTCGATGGAACTGACCGGAAAAGCCAAGATTTTTGAGAAGCAAATACATACCGAAAAAATGGTCGAAGACGACTCGAATGCGATGTCAGAAATGATGGAAAAATTCTTGGAAAATGTGGTCGCCGGAAGGGTCAATTTTGACCTCGAAAAATTTAGGGTGTCGGAGCTGTTTGAGGGGGTGGGCCCCCTCCAAAAATGGAAACCCGAGAACAGAAACCTCCAATTTGCTGCAAAAATGCTGATCCGGTTGGGGGGTCAAAATCGGAAGATTAGGGGTTCAAAGTACTGGAATATGCCATTTTCAGAAGAAAACGCTGATTTTTTATAGCCCCCCACCCACCCTATGTTTATACGAGGAATCAACAACTTAGGTCAAAAGGGTAGTGGGGTGTGGGGTATAACGTATAAAGTTCAGAAAATGGATTATTATTCTACAGCAACGACAACACGCACATATGCCCGCGTGGGCACGCGTAAAGAGTGGCGAAACCCGGCACACCCCACCCACCCCCTATTTTGGGTCTGAAAATGAGAGGAAATTATGGTCAAAAAGTTTAACGAAAATGCGGCTCCGACTTTTAAAGAATATCTAACGATTGGTGTGACTCGCAAAGCGTTCCGCGACCCGCCCGAAATGGACTTCGCAAAAGACGTTTTGAGAGATCCAAAATTTAAAGATTTTAGGGAGTGGGAAAAGTTGGAAACTTATCTCATTTTTTATCAAGCCTGCGACGAGGCGATTTACGTCGCGAAGAAACTTTTTAAGAAATGGAAGGCATCACAATGAAAGTCATCGCAATCGATCCAGGGATCTCAGGAGCGTTCGTTCTCACCGATGGTAAGACAATCGAGACATGGCCCATGCCGGTCATCGTGACTGGCAAAGATAAAGCGATCTTCTTCTCGGGCGTATTCGAATTACTTTCTACGGTTCAGAAGAAACACGGGTCGCTTCACGTATTCCTAGAGCGTGCTGTCCCGATGGCTCAAGGTTCAAAGTCGGCATTCAACTATGGGCGTGGCTTTGAAGCGCTCGTCATCGCGATCGAACTTCTGAAACTTCCCATGACTTTAATCGAGCCTTCGAAATGGACGAAAGAAATGCATGAAGGGATTTCGGCAGATCTGAAACCCAAAGTCAGATCGCTCATCGCCGTTAAACGCTTGTACCCCCATTTGGTGAAGTCGTTGCCTAAGAAACCGAAAGGCGGTCTTCACGATGGGCCCATCGATGCTTTACTGATCGCAGGATATGCGCTTCGTAAAAACGCTCCCAAATCGAAAGTGGAAGACATCCCGAGTTTCTTATAACTGGTATATACCGGAAATCTTGTAGGCTATCGGTATATACCAATTGGCGGGTATATACCGGCTTGCAATTCATATCGAAGTGCGTTATTCTATAAGTGTAAAGACCGAAAACACGAGGATCACGATATGAATATCTTAAACGCTTTAAACACTCTCGCTTTAGTCATCTGCGTAAGCGGTTGCGGCCAGGCTCCAAGTGCGACAGAATCAGCGGACATCGCTTCGGCAAATCCAAATCAAGCGATTCCTATCTCTCAACCGGTCTCTGATCCTACATCAAGCCCGACTCCAAGTGCATCCCCTAGTCCGACATCAAGCCCAATCGCTGTGACGGTATATACTAAGAGTACGACCGTCGCTCCGGTCAACGGCTTCCCTGGCGATTTCGTGACCTTGACTGGAAGTTGCGTAGTGTATTCAGGTAACACTTATTGCTGGGATAACGGCGTGCAATCCATCACAACAACCGTGAGTCACCTCACCACGACCAGTTATTATTTTTTCTGGACGATCGGACAGATGTCAGTAAACGGCTCACTCAACATTTGTTGGGGAGCTTGCCCTTACGACATCATGAGCGTTCCAACTTTGATCGACACCACACTTACTAATAATATTCAAAGCTCTTTCGCTGTCGACCACGAAGCGCAAAGTACACCGTCTGCGGTGATATCGAGCGGGACTCAAACACATGTGAGCTGCACTGAGAATAACGGCTTGCTCGATTGCGGTACTTTCACGATCGATACAACCCAAGGAGGTTTATAATGGGAACGCCTACGACTTTAGAAGAAGCGATACGAAATGGGATCGAAGCTTTTTGTACTCGGGAAGAAAGAAGCATCCCCTGCGAAACGATAGTCAAGATGCACGTTAGAGATTTTCTCGCTCAAAAATTTGCGGCTCCTCTTCTTCAACATGATGTTGCTAGTCGGATACTCGGAAATCTTTGGGAACGGATCACGGGAGAGAAGTTAAAATGAAACCGAAGAAGTATACACTGGAAAAGAAACTGATCGCTCAAGTTCGGTTTTATGAAACGCTTTACAAGATCCGAGACGACAAAGGCGAAACGATCTTTACCGGCTCCGAAGAGACAGCAAAGAAAATCCTGAGACTCTTAAAGTCGGAAGGGAAGCGCAAATGAAATGCTGCTCAAACTGTTTCGTAGTTAAACCATTGTCAGAATTCTATCGTAAATTGGATAAGCATCAGTCGAGATGCAAGGCGTGTAATCCAGAGGTCACTAGGGCGTATCGGTATAGACTTTTAGAAAAGAAATTCGGATGTAGAATCAAGCGGAAGGAGAAAGCATCGTGACGAAAGAAGAAATGAGATTCTTGTGGATAGCTCTAGCAATCATCACCGCATGGAATATCGGATACCAACTTTTATGAAGAACTACATCACCCGTGAAGAAATCATCTTGACCTCGCCTGAGTTTGGTTCTAGTACATACCTGGCGGATATGAAGAAAAAAGCGAAAGCCGAAAAGTCGGTAAAGAAATCGAAGCCTAAAAAAGAAAAGCTCCAAGTGATCAATCTCAAAATCACTTCGGCCGATCGCAAGGCAATCCTCGCAATGGCCAAACGCTACGCGAAAGGCAATCTGTCTGCATGGTTACGTGCGGCCGGACTTGAGTATATACCGTCAAAGAAACACCCGGTCCCGCTCAAGATTAAAAAATAGAATTGATTTTGCAACGCAGTCGTGCAAGCTTCGTTCTCTATGAAGCTTAAAAATTTGGCCCACAACCAAAAGAATCCTCGAACGGTCACCGACGCAAAACTGGCTCAGCTTAAGAAGGCCCTCTTAAAATTCGGCGACCTTTCGGGGATCGTCTTTAATCGGAAGTCGGGCAAACTCGTTGGTGGCCATCAACGCAGCAAGATCCTCGACGGTGATCAAGAGATCACGATCACTAAAAAATATGTTAAACCAACGAAGTCGGGTACTGTTACCGAAGGGTATATACTGCTCAAGGGCGAACGCTTCCGCTATCGTGAAGTGGAATGGGACGACACGACTGAGAAGGCCGCAGCGATTGCCGCGAATAAGAACGCGGGCGAGTGGGACATCCCTCAACTCAATGCAACGCTTCAAGAACTGAGTCACTTCGATTTAGATTTCGACGTCGGCCTCACGATGTTCGATTCCAAAGAGCTTGCTGATCTTCCGGCACCGATCGAAGTCGCCGCTCACACTCGCAAACAGAAAGAACCGAAAGAGCCTAAGCCCCCCAAATGTAAAGCGGGCGAAAGTTATCGGATGGGGTCTTCCACTCTTCGGTGTGGACCAGACGACCTTGAGTTCTGCGATCAAGTTCTTGACGGCTGGGAAAAGTATTCCGGTGAGCCCGCTGAGCTGTTACCATTGCCTCTTATGAGAAAGCCAGTTAAACAAGCTGAGAAACAGGCTCGTGTCTAAACTCACGCCTGCAATGAAAGCGAAACAGTTCAAGAAAGGTCAGACGGGAAACCCGAATGGCCGACCTCCCCTCAATCCTGCGATGAAAGCGCTTCGTAAGCTCACGATCGAAGCGTACCGAGAAGTCATCGAATTGGTGATGATGGGCAATCTTTCTGAGCTTCAGAAGATCGTGAAAGATCCGAACTCGACAGCGCTTCAAGTCGGTATCGCTCGCGCTTTCTATAATGCGATTCAGAAAGGCGACTACGCAATCATCGAACGGATCGCTGAGCGTATCGTTGGCAAGATCCCTGATGAGATCAACATCAAGTCTGAAAATAATACGAAGCTTGCCGCTACAGTTTCTATGTTCGATAAGGATAAGCTTCGCGAGGCGATGTTGAAAATTGAAGCCGACGTTTGATCCTGAGCAGTCTCTCAATGACCAGATCGCGGAATGCGAATTTATGATCGCCTATCACGAGGTCGACTTACAGATCGTCGGTAACGCAAAAGATTTAAGTCCGGTCGGTGAAGAGTTGGCGAGAGACTTCATTCGGCGTAAGCTTGAGCAGATAAGGTGTTACCGAGAATGTTTGAAGCTTCTAACCAAACAGAAATAGAGATCGCGGATGATATATACCAGAAAGCCATCGCGAAATTAAAATGCGAGGAGGATCATCTTTTCTTCTCACGTTACTTCTTCAAGGCCCGTCAAGGCATCAAGTTCAAAGTCAATTGGCATCACCGATTGATCTGCGACACGATCGAGGACGTGATCGCGGGAAGGAAGCAGAACGTCGTCATCACCGTTTCGCCCGGCTCTTCGAAAACGGAATTGGTCGTGATCAATCTGATCGCGAGAGGACTTGCAATAAATCCTCGTGCCCGCTTCTTACATCTCTCAGGCTCAGACGCGCTTGCCTCGCTCAACTCCGCGACTGCACGCGAGATCATCACTTCGGATCAGTATCAAGAACTCTGGCCGCTCAAGATCGCCGACGATGCGAAAGCAAAGAAGCGTTGGAACGTTGAAGTCGATGGCCAACCGGCTGGCGGTGTATACGCTACTTCACTTGGTGGTCAGGTCACGGGGTTTCGTGCGGGTCACATGGCCGAAGGATTCCAAGGCGCGATCGTGATCGATGATCCGATGAAACCGGAAGATGCCTTCAGTAAGTCAAAGATTGACGCAGCTAACCGGAAACTCATCTCGACGGTGAAGTCTCGTAAAGCGAATCCGTCGACGCCGATTATCCTCGTGATGCAGCGGCTTGCCGAGAACGATCCGGCCGGTTTCATCTTGAATGGCAACCTCGACGGCAAGTGGTCTCACATTAACATCCCAGCGGTCATTGACGCCGCTTACGTCAAGGGCTTGCCACCTAAGTACCAACCCTTTATCGAAACTGCGCCTGCGGTCAATGGACGCTTTTCCTATTGGCCCTACAAAGAGCCCCTCACACAACTCCTCACCATGGAGAAGGGCGAGGGCCAGGATCAGAATGGTGGGCGCATTTCCCGGTACGTGTTTAACTCGCAGTATCAACAAAAGCCTACGACGCCGGGCGGCAACATTATCAAAGGCCAATCGTTCGGCCGCTATCAGATCCTTCCGACGAAGTTCAAGCAACGAAAGATCTTCGCGGATACGGCTCAGAAGACCAAAGAGCGAAACGACTTCTCGGTTTTCGAAGAGTGGGGATTGGCCGAGAACGGTCATCTGTATTTACTGGACATGATTCGAGGAAAATGGGAAGCGCCGGAGCTTCAACGTCGGGCTATCGCTTTCTGGCAGAAAGCAAAAGCTCGTGATGTCAATCAATTCGCTCAGCTTCGTAAGATGCAGGTTGAAGACAAATCATCAGGCACCGGCCTGATCCAGACGATCAAGCTTCCACCGTACAACATTCCGATTGAACCGATTGAACGCAACAAAGATAAACTCACGCGGGTCATGGACGTTCTCACTTACATCGATTGCGGGCAAGTGCATTTACCGGAGTCGGCTCCATTCACGAGCGATTTCATTGCCGAGTGTGAATCGTTTACGGCCGATGACTCGCACGATTTCGATGACCAGATCGATCCCATGGTTGACGCAATCAACGACATGCTGCAAGCTGGGAACAAATTGAAACAGTGGGCGGCCCTAGGTAAGAAAGAAGAAGGAGCGAAGACTTGAGTAAAAAGAAACGAAGTAAAGTTCAAGATGTGAAACCAAAAGCTTCCACTCCCGCCGCTAAAATCAAAGTGAGCCCGATGCAGCTTTTCAGCGTCGAACAGAAGGCCGCGAAGAATTCTCTCGAACGCGCCGCAACCGTCGACGGCTATGACAACTTCCTTTCCCGCATCGGCCTTCGAAACGACAACACACTTTCTGCCGGTACATACACGTTTGATCTCGTTACTCGTAACCGCATTAAGCTTGAAGCCGCTTACCGAGGTTCATGGGTTGTCGGTGTCGCGGTCGACGCGATTGCCGAAGACATGACCCGAGCAGGGATCGACATCTCAACCAACGATGCCGATGACGACATCGAAGAGATCGACAATGCAATCTCTCGTCTTCAGATCTGGCAATCCCTTTGCTCACTTGCGAAATGGGGCCGCTTGTACGGCGGCGCAATTGGTGTGATCCAAATTGCAGGCCAAGACATGAAGACGCCGCTTGATCTTGAAACGGTTGCGAAAGATCAATTCAAAGGGATTGTCGTCTTCGATCGTTGGCAGTTGAATCCAATCTTAAACGACGTGATCGATTCAGGCCCGGAGATGGGTCTACCTAAATTTTATCAGATCGTCAGCTCACCAACTCAGGTTGAGCCAAATCAAAAAGCAAACTCCGATTCAGTCGTGACCGTTCACTTCTCGCGTGTGATTCGTTACACCGGAATTGATCTGCCTTTCTTTCAAGCGATCACCGAAATGATGTGGGGAGAATCCGTTCTTGAGCGTCCATGGGATCGACTGATCTCATTCGATAACTCTACTCTATCAAGTGCAAGCTTGATCGATCGCGCGAACCTTCGCACGGTAGGGATCGACGGGCTCCGGGAAATCATCGGCGCAGGTGGCGAGGCTCAGAAAGGTTTGGAAGCTCATTTCGAAATGATGAGGCTCATGCAAGTGAACGAAGGGCTGACGTTACTCGACAAGCTCGATGAGTTCCAATCGACGGCCTACTCTTTCGCGGGTCTGTCAGACATGATGCTTCAGTTCGGCCAGCAACTTGCGGGCGCGTTCGGAATTCCATTGGTGCGATTCTTTGGGCAATCGCCCGCAGGCTTGAGCGCAACCGGCGAGAACGATATGCGGCTTTACTACGACAATATTCTCGCTCAGCAAAAAGCGAAGTTCCAAAACCCTTGGGAAGTTCTTCTCAAAGTTCTTTGGCGCTCAACCTTCGGAGCGTCGGCACCAAAGGATTTAAAATTTAACTTCACGCCTCTATGGCAAATGTCGGCAACCGACAAAGCAACTAACGCGAAGACCACTACAGAGACAATCATTGGCGCTTACGAGGCTGGATTAACCAGTCGCCGCGCTTCTCTGGAAGAACTTCGGGCCTCGTCAGGAGACACGGGAATATTCTCGAATATTACTGACGAGGAAATTAACGAAGCGGATCTCGAACAGGATGAGCCGCCTCTCCCTGACGGAGATCCGAACGCTCCCGATCCGATGACTGAACCTTCGGATAAACCCGTGAAGAGTTTGGGCGGAGATGCGAAACCTACATTCTTGAATCGCTTACGAGGTAACGCATGATCACGACGATTCAGAATTTCTTGCTCAAGTTCGGATTATCTAATCCTCCATTTGCGAGTTTGAACTCAGGCGTGCCGACAGTGACTCAAATTCAAGAGATCCTTAATTTCGGAAACGTGAATTTCGTTCAAATGAAAGAAGGAACGTATACACCAAACAACGACTACGAATGGCTTTGGGAATCGATTCCGGCCAACGAGTCGCCGACGTTTATCTTTCTGCAAACTCCAACGAGTGTGAACATTTCGATCACGACGACCGACGGCCAACTCTTGGTGAGATCGGCACCTGCGAATAAATTGTTTATGCTATGTCTTCCATCAAACGTGATCGTCAGTAATATCTACCTCGAAGGTCGTCCTGGTCAAAGCTCATTTCCGATGGCTCAAGGCGTACCGGCTGAATATTTCTGTTTGATGGCACAGGCGACATTCTAAATGAAAGTAGAGCTAAGCAATACAGAACTTCGTTGGGAATGCCCGGCTTCAATTTGCGGAGATCATTCAATTCCGGTTCGACGAACTGGAGTAGAAGCAAAACGGAATTGGGAGTTTAACGGCGACGTGAATAATCCGACGATCAAACCTAGTATAAAAGCAACATGGGCTTACGTTGACGATAAACCCACTAAGACATGTCACTTCTTCATTACGAATGGTCGTATTGAATTTTGCGGTGATTGTACTCACGAGCTTGCGGGCAAGACGGTCGAGATGAAAGAATGCGAAGTTTAACTCTCGATGCAAAGAAGACGATCAAAGGAAAGTTCAAGCCGTCGTCGACCGCTGAACGTGATTTCTATCGTCAATTGAAGAAAGTCGCTCAAGCTTCGGGACACATCGTCGATCAACATGTTGACGGTGTAGAAATTTCCGACCCCGTCAAACTTCAATCGGAATTGAAGCGATACTCTGAAAAACTTACACCATGGGCTCAAAAACAAGCGGCCAAGATGTTACAGCAAGTTCAGAAATCGAATAAACGGGCCTATACCAATAAGTCGAAAGCCATTGGTGCGGCTCTACAGCTCAACGTTGCTGAGAAGCCTGTCGGCGAAATCGCATTGAAACTCTTGAACGAACAGGTCGCCTTAATTAAATCGATCCCGATTGAGGCAGGTCTTCGCGCTCAGAAGATCGCGCTTGAGGCTTTCTATCAAGGCACTCGGGCCGAAGCGAATGCGGACACTATTGCCGAGCTTCAAAAACAGCTAGGGCTCACAACTGAAGTTGCCACCTCTCGCGCTCTTTTGATCGCCCGAACTGAAACAGCTCGCGCAAATGCTGCGATTAATCAAAGCCGCGCGGTTGCCGTCGGAAGCAATCAATATCGCTGGCATAACTCAGGCGACGGCGCAGTCCGAGAGTCTCACCGAATTTACAAAGGGAAGAAAATGCAGGGGCAAATCTTCAGTTGGGATCAGCCTCCAACTTTGTCAGACGGCATGACCGGACACCCTGGATCGTTCCCAAATTGCCGATGTTTTGCCGAACCGGTCTTTGACGACGAATAGAAAGTTCTTGACCAAAACACGAATTGCACTGAGTCTCTAAAGTAATTACTCATACGACCGACAAGATTCGAAACTTTGCAAGGGAGAAAATTAATGCGCTCAATCGGTTCACTACTCATCCTCGTTACACTTCTCATCTCACAACTCGCACTCGCAGCTCCCTCGCAGCTCATACTTCAAAATCAATATGGTGAAGTCTCGGTAAATACTCTGACAGGTGCCGCTCTTCCACTTGCAGGCTCCGCAAATGTTGTGATCCTCACTGGATCAGGCGCACCGACAGACGGGACGACTGGACTGAACATCGCCGCAAAAGGTTCTCTCTACATCGCGCAATCGAGCGGAACTCTTTATCAGAACACGGGAACGAAAGCCTCACCGGCCTGGTCAGTAGCAAGCGCAAGCGCATTGACTGCGGTACTCAGTGGATTCGTTGCCGGATCAGGAACGGTCGCCTCAACCGACACGATTCTTCAAGCCATTCAAAAACTCGCAGGCGTCACCAACTATACGCCGACACTCATCAGTGAAACGGTTGCCGCAGCCGGAGCGATCAGTACGACAAAAGGGATTTCTCTCGTTAACAACGCAAGCGGCAGTACTTACGCGGTTACTCTTGCAGCTCCTTCAAGCCAAGACGGTCAAATCAAAATCATCAAGCTCGGCACCGCAACTCACACTGTGACTCTTGCGATGACAAACATTCAGACATCAGGCGTATACACCGCTTCCGGTACAACGACCCTGACTTTCACAAGTACCGGAGACGATGCGGTCTTTATCGCAGTCGGATCGAAATGGGTTTATCTCGGCGGATCAGCAGTAGCTTCTTAAGTTCGATTCGATGAAATACTACGTCAAGTCATCACTCTCCGATAATATTCACTCGACCCCGGAAGGGTTCTTGCTATGCATCGGAGTCCCTATCGCCCGAACCGGTGAAATGGTTTACGGCGAGGGAGAGATTCCTCTTGATTCCGACGAAGACGGAAAAGTTCTAGTCAATCGCGAAGAGAAAGAAGTCTTCTCACCAAAGACGATGGCTTCTTTCGAAGGCAAAGCAATCACGATCACACACCCTACTGAGTTCGTCGACCCAAACAACTGGGCCCGACTTGCCAAGGGGATCATGCAAAACATCCGACGCGGCACTGACAAAAACAAAGACGATCTCTTGGCGGATCTTCTGATCACTGATAGCGTTGCGATCAATCTCGTCAAAAACGGTTTAAGAGAAGTCTCGTGCGGTTACGAGGCGGACTATACGCAAGTCGAAGACGGCAAAGGTATTCAAACGAATATTATCGGCAATCATTTAGCGTTGGTTGACGAAGGGCGAGCTGGGCCGAGATACGCAATTAACGACCATAAAGGAGCAAGTACAATGTCTGGAAAAGTAATCGAGATTCTGAAAAAGAAGTTTGGTGTGAAAGTCATCGACGAAGCAATGGCCGAAGCGGACAAAGATGACAAGAAAGATACGAAGGACGTTTCCGGTTACTCCATGGACGATGTGACTAAAATGTTCGACGCGCTCAATGCAAAAATGGACGCGATGATGAAGGGCGGAGCAAAGGACGCGAAAGACGCTTCTACTCAGCCAGTCGTCGCAACGGGCGAGCCTGCCAAGGTCGAAGCGAAAGACGAAGATCCGATGACAGCTCTTTCGGATCGTTTGAAAGCTCTTGAGGCTTCTGTCGCAAAGCTTTTGGAAAACAAAGCTACCGGCGACGAATCCGATCTGATCACCGACGAAGATGGTGAAGACGACGAAGAAACTGAAGACGATGATTTCGAAGAGTCGACCGCAACCGGTGACACCGCATCTCGCATCGAGATCTTGGCACCTGGTCTGAAAAATAAAACGAAGGATGCGAAAGCCGCAGCACTCAAGGTTGCCTATGCAACTGCCGATGGGAAGAAAGTGATCGAATCCCTGACCGGCGGAAAAGCACCAACCTACGATTCAGCCGAGAAGGTCGATACCCTTTTCATCTGTGCCTCTGAATTGCTGAAGGTTCAGCGGAGTTCAGAGTTTTCTAAAACCAAAACTCGCGATTCAAATTTCGACGACGGCGCAAGCAACGACGGCGAACCGATGTCGGCCGAAAAGTTGAACGAGATCAACGCTAAACACTACGCAAAGAAATAAGGAGAATCAAAATGGTATCATATCTTTTTCAAGCACCGACCGGAATTCCAGGCGACATCACCCGTACCGACGAAACAAACGTAGAGCCAGCGATGTTGATCGCGGCTTCAACGGTTTTCGCCGGAGCTTTCGGTATCCCGATGAAATACGTAGTAGGCGGGATTCAGCAATTTAACGGAGGCTCCGAAACGAAAGCGGCATTCGCAGGCGTTCTAGTTCGCGAAGTCCCAGCAATCGGCGGAACCGGAAGCGATACATCTTTCGCAGCCGTTCCACTCCCGACTCAGGTTCAAGGTTTAGCAGTTCGCGGTTACATCACCGTGAAGTGCTACGCAGGAACTCCGGCTCGTGGCGGAACCGTTTATGTTCAGATCGTCGCAAACGGTCCTATCCCTGTCGGAGCATTCCGAGCTGATAGTACCGATGGCGGAAATGCAATTGCTCTCGACGCGGTTCAAGCGGAATGGGCAACGGATGGTGTGGACGCGGACCTAAACGCTGAACTCAGAATCGCTCGTTAATTTCTAAAAGGAGAAGAGAGTAAAATGAAATTCAATAAGAGAGCTTTTAAAACCAGGGATTCGGCGTTGGCTTACTACGTAAATCAACTCGAAAATTTAGACAAACGCCTTTACTTGCCGCTCACAAGCGTCAGTTGGGGCCGTGATATTAAGCTGAGAAGCGGTATCACCATGAGCGATGAATCGACGAGCTTCATTCAGTCCGCATTCGCGGCTGCGGGAACTCTCGATAGCGTTGGCAACATGCCATGGATCTCGGCCGAAACAACGGCGATTCCAGGTGTGTCGATCAACGGTCAAAAAGTCGTGTTGCCACTTCGCTTGCTTGCTCGTGAAGTGTCTTACACCTCTGTCGAGCTTGAGCGTTCTGCACGTACCGGTCAATCGATCGATACTCAGAAGATCGGCGCTTTGAACACCTTGTATCAAATGAACACCGATCAAATGTGTTACATCGGCTCGACCGATGTCGGCGCAACCGGTCTTCTCAACAACGCAAGCGTTGTTGTGGATACTCTCCCGAACGGCGTGAGCGGATCTCCTCTTTGGGCGCAAAAAACCCCTGACGAAATCGTTCAAGACATCAACAACGAAATCGTTGCAGCCTGGACAGCTTCGGCATTCGCAGTTTGCCCAAGCAAAGTTCTTCTCCCACCGAAACAGTTCGGTTTGATCGCTTCTCAGAAAGTTTCGTCTGCCGGAAACATTTCTGTCTTGAAGTACATCAAGCAAAACTGCATCACGACGGAAATCAACGGCACCGAAATCGACATTCAGCCAGTGAAATGGTTGACTGGCGCAGGCGCGATGGGCGTCGATCGTATGGTGGTATACACCAACGAAGAAGAGTACGTCCGCTTCCCGATGGTTCCGATTCGTCGCGAAACCGCATACTATCAAGGCATTCGTTTTACCGCGCCTTATATCTATGCCTTCGGTCAGATGGAATTCGTGTACTCGGAAACTGTCCGCTACGCAGACGGGCTGTAAGACATGCGTTTACAATTCGTTCAAGCAGTGCATCTGAAGCAAGCGCCGGGACATCCTGCCAAAGACTACAAAGTCGGCGTGCATGAAGTTCCAACTCCGGTTCTTAAAGCCAACCATGCAACGATTGAGAAATACATCAAAGCGGGTTGGATCATCGAAGGGGAAGCGATTAAAACAGTCGTCTCTCTGGAATCTCCGAAGGAGCGTCAGCTTCGTTTAGCTGAACGCCTCGGGATCGACGTCTCTAAAGAAAAAGCTGCAATCGCAGCGGCTTCTAAAAAAGACGAAGCTCCTCCGGTTGAAGAAGACGATGATTCCTCTCAAGAGGCTTCTGAACCTTCCGAATTTGAAGAAGAGTCCGAAGACGGTGAGTCTGAAGAATCTTCTGAAAATGAAGAAGCTCCTTCTGATGACGAAGTGGAAACACCAAAGAAGTCTAAGAAAAAGAGAAAGTAGGCCAAAATGGATATCGGTGCCTTTCGAACAGCATTCCCTGAGTTCGCAGACACCGTTAAATATCCTACGGCTATGATCACGTTTTGGGCGGGCCTTGCAGAAATGCAGGTCCGCCAATGCGTTTGGGGTAACGCCTGGACTCAAGGCGTGAATCTCTACGTCGCTCACGAAATCACTCTCGCTGCTCAAAACGCTCAGTCCGCTGCATCCGGCGGAGTTCCGGGAACCTCGAGCGGAGTTGCCAATTCAAAAACAGTTGGTTCCGTCTCTGTCGGCTACGATTCAACGGTTACGTCTGAAAAAGACGCAGGCTATTGGAATCTCACCAATTACGGGAAGCAATTCATCAGGCTTGCCCGCATGTTTGGAGCGAGGCCGATTCAGCTATGAGCAAGCCTTCTCTCAAAGTCACCACAGACTTCACCGACCAGTTTAATGCGGTCATCAAAAAGTTTAAGAACGATTTAGTCTTAGTCGGAATTCCGGCGGAAGATAATTCTCGTGAAGAAGATCAGCCGATTGGAAATGCGGCGCTACTCGCGATCAACAACTTCGGCAGTGAAGCAAACGGAATCCCCCCGCGTCCCGTGATGAATATCGGAATTAAAAATGCTCAAGACCAGATCGTCGAGCAATATAAGAAAGCGACGATCGAGGCTCTTACGAAAGGAACCGCTGTCCTTTCTCCGATCTATAACCGCGTCGGCATCATCGCTTCAAACTCAATCAAGAAAGCGATCAATGCTCAGATCGGTTTTCCTGGCCCAGCCGAATCAACGCTTGCGACTCGCGAAGCGGAAGGATTCAAAGGAACGAAATCCCTGATCGTCACCGGTCAGATGAGAAATGCAATTACTTACGTCGTGAAAGGAGAAGAGTAACCTTGGCCCAAATCAATGTCTCTGATCTCCTTTGCGATCCCGACTTCGTCGACCCCATTTGTTTGGTGACGAGGACGTCGACTAAGAATTTATTAGGCGAGAACGTCATCACCGATTGCTCAGTCAATACGGTGGGATCAGTTCAACCCGCATCTTATAAAACAGTTCAGAAGCTTCCCGAAGCAATGCGGGTTGCTGACGTTTCGAGTTTCTGGCTCAAAGGAACGATCATCGCATCGGCTCCGGGTAAGTACGCAAGCGTGATCGTATTTCGAGGCAAGCGCTATCAGGTTCAGACCGTGGCCGATTGGTCGAACTTTGGTGAAGGCTACACCGAAGGCACTTGCGTCGCGGAGGTGCCGTCATGAATACGAGCGCATCCGGCGGTTACATTTTACCAACCGGGAAACCGGCCCTACCCGGTAATCTGAATCTCACTCAATTTATTCAAACCGTTCTTGTAGGAATTTCAGGACTCGCCGGAACCTTAGTCGTACCGATGTGGCAACCGGAACCTCCGAAACAACCCGACATTCTCACCAACTGGATTGGTTTTGGGATCACGAATTCAGTTCCCGATTCGAACTCTTTTGTAGGTACGCAGCCTGACGGATCGACGATCGCTCAACGTCATGAGGCGCTTTCGATCAGTCTTAAGATCTTCGGGCCCGACGCTCTCGATATCTATACGCTCATTCGCGATGGCTTTCAGATCCAAGATAATTTGATCGCGCTCAGATCTGCGAACATGGGTTTCGTCGCAGTCGATCAAGCGATCCACGCTCCTGACTTCGTTAATGGACGTTGGATCAATAAATATGAATCCGTTGTTGACTTAAGACGAGAAATTCAACGTAACTATCCAATCCTTCCTATTCTTTCGGCAACCGGTCAGATTCACACTGTGATCGGGAATGAGCCGTATTTATTGGAATGGGCAACTGCAACTTAGGAGATCGAAGCGATGGCAAATTATAATGGCTGGCAAGGAAATTTTTTACCGAGTGTTGCGGCGACGATCGCGAACGGCAATCAAGAAAGTACTGTCATTCACTGCTTAGGTCTCTCTTTGGTGGGGATCGCGCTTCCGGCCGCGTTTACCGGAACTGCGTTGACCTTCGAAGCTTGTGATACCGTCGACGGAACTTTCCTACCCGTTTACGATACGTTGAGTGGAACGGCTCTTTCTTACACCGTTGCTCAAGGTCATTTTGTTGCGATCGATCCGGCTCCGTTTCAAGGTGTCGCATTTCTTAAAATCAAATCGGGGTCTGCCGAAGCCGCTGACCGTGCTCTAATCGTTTCATTGAAAGGAATCTAATATATGAGCTTATCAGTTTCAGGAATTGTCAGAGTCACAGTCAATCTCAGTCCTCTTGCGGCAGCGGTCCGTTCATTCGGAATCTTGATGATCGCAGGCGATTCGAACGTCATTAACGGGACCGAAAGATTTCGGACCTATTTGAACATCGACGGAGTCGCAGCCGATTTCGGTACGAGCGCACCGGAGTATTTCGCAGCCGCCCTTTACTTCGGCCAGACTCCTCAACCGAGCACGCTGATGATCGGACGTTGGATCAGAACAGCAACCGCAGGTTTTCTCGAATGCGGAATCTTGACTCCGACTCAGCAAGCGATTGGTAACTTCAACACCATCAACAATGGTGGGATCGACTTTACCATCGACGGCGTGGCGAGAAATTTGACGGGTCTCGATTTCACAAGTCAAACGAATCTGAACGGTGTCGCGACAGTGATCGCAACGGCGCTCTCGACTCACGGGACTTGTACTTGGAATGGATCGAATTTCGTCGTGACGAGTTCGACAACCGGCGCGAGTTCAGCGGTTGCTTTTGCTACGGCCGGAGCGGGAACCGATATCTCGACATTGATCAAAGCAACGGCTGCGACAGCTCAAGCAACCATTCCAGGTTACATTGCTGAAACGCCAGTAGCCTGCGCAGCGGTTCTAGCAAACATGTCGACTGCCTGGTATGGACTAATGTTTCAGGCTTCTGTTCAACCGACGGATCAACAAAATCTCGATGTCTCGACTTTCATCGAAGCTCTCGACATCACCCGTATATACGGGGTCACGATCACGAACACCAACGTGTTGTCGGATCAAGTGACGAACGATCTCGCAAGCATGATGATGGACGCGGGCTATAATCAGTCATTCTGTCAGTACAGTCAGAACGCCTACGCGATTGCGTCTTTTTTCGGAAGAGCGTTCAGCGTCGATTTCTCAGCTCAGAACTCGACGATTACTCTCATGTTCAAACAAGAACCGGGAGTCTCGGGCGAGGATCTGACTCAGAATCAAGCGGCGACGTTGCAGGCAAAGCGCTGTAACGTCTTCGTTGACTACGTCAACGACACCGTCATCATTCAGTATGGTGTGATGAGCGGGTCGGCGTACTTTGACGAAATTCACGGGCTCGATTGGTTCCAAAATGCGATTCAGACCGCGTGCTATAACGTTCTCTACACGAGTACGACCAAAGTTCCGCAGACAGATGCAGGCGTGAATCAGCTCACCAATGCGATCTCGGGCGTCTGTGATCAAGCCGTCAATAACGGATTGGTTGCACCGGGAACTTGGAATGCAGCCGGTTTCGGTAGCCTTGCTCAAGGTCAGTACTTGAAGGCGGGTTATTATATTTACGCTCAACCGATCGCGCTTCAATCGCAATCGGATCGCGAAGCTCGCAAGGCTCCTCCGATCCAAGTTGCGGTCAAATTGGCCGGAGCAATTCAAAGTGTGGACGTCATCGTCGACGTGAACCGTTAATTAAAGGAGCTTCTCAATGGTATACTCATTTTTAAATGTGAATTGCTCGATTGCCGGACCCGGCGGCCTTTTGAATCTGGCCGCAGGCGCAGCGGTTGCCGAAGAAGGCATCACGATCGAGCCGACCGAAGACAAAAATCAAATGACCATTGGTGCGGACGGAAAAGGTCAGCACTCGCTCATCGCGAGTGATGCCTGTACGCTCACCATTCGGTTGTTGAAAACATCTCCGCAGAATGCGGCCCTCATGATCATGTACGACACTCAAAGTGCGAGTTCCGCTCTTTGGGGTCAAAACGTTTTCACGATCACTGACTCCGGTCGAAATGATCTGACCGTGATTCAAGCGGCCGCTTTCAAAAAGAAGCCAACCATCACTTACGCCAAAGAAGGCGGAATGATGGAATGGACCTTCGACGGAATCCAGGCCAATAGCGTTTTAGGTAGTGGTCAGTAATAGAAAGGGCAGTTCATGAGTGAAAACGAATTTGAAATCGGAGGACAGAAGTTCAAGCTTTCCAAGATCAGCGCATTAAAACAGTTTCACATTGTGAGACGAGTTGCGCCGATCTTAGCGGATCTTTTACCGGCAATGAAGTCCGTTAAAAGTGTTTCGGAAACTGACAATCTGACTGAAGATCAAAAGCTCGATAAGTTCGCAGAGATTGCGGCACCACTCATGAACGGCCTCTCTAAACTGTCCGACTCGGACGCCGACATCGTTCTTTACGGTCTACTTGCCGCAGTTGAGATGCAGCAACCCACTAAAAACTGGGCATACATCTCAAGCGGCTCAATGCTCATGATTCAGAACTTGGAGCTTCCGGTTCTTCTTCAGTGCGCAGGTCGTGCGTTCATGTTTAATCTTTCCGGTTTTTTCGCCGGACTCCCGCACAAATCGTAGGGAGTTCGGGAGGCGAAACGCGGAGAGAAGTTACCTACATATCGATGCCCGATGGCCTCGATTGGCTTTTAAGACCGGTGGGTTTAGGTTGGTGCAGGTATGAGAGTCTGAAGGATGGTACTCTCGATTTGGAAGACGTCGCGAATATGAATGACGCGATTGATGTGAAGATCGAAAACGAGAATCGGCAAAGAAGGGCAAACGAACCATGAGCGGTGAAGTAATAAAATCCTTTTTGGTGGGACTCGGCTTCGGTGTGGACGACGGCGAGCTTGCCAAGTTCAACAAAGCCATCGCTTCCGCATCTCTTAAAGTTGCTGCTCTTTATGGAACGATTCAGGCGGCCTCAGCCGGGATCGTCGCGGGGATCTCAGACATCTCCGAAGGCTTCGAAAAAATGGGGTATGAGTACCACATCATTGCGCCCGCGATCAACAAGGCTTTAGTCTTACGGCGGGAACTTCTCAAAGCGTATTCGTCGGCAGGGATCAACATCACGAAAGTGATTCAAGCGTCCGTCAAACTCAACATGAGCCTGGCCAAAACAAAGTTCGCTTTTGAAGCGATCTATAAGTCGGTCGGCTCAAGATTTTTTGGTCTCCTCACCAAACAATCAGATCAGCTCCGACAAAAGATTTACCAGAACATGCCGAAGATTCAGCACGCGCTTGAATCGTTCGTTAAAGGAATTTTCAAAGCATTCGAAGCTACCACTATCTTAGGGCTTCGCTTGTGGTCTATCCTAGAAAGAGTCTTCGACTTTTTCGTAAAGTTGGATAAGGCCACGAATGGCTGGTCGACGATAATTTTGGGCGTCGTCGCAGCATGGAAGCTGCTCAATTTAGAATTCATCGCAACCCCGCTGGGATTGATCATCACGGGACTGGTCGCAATCCTCGCACTCTTTGACGACTTCAAAACTTTCCAAGAGGGCGGAAAATCTCTCTTCAATTGGGGTCCGGCGATTCCAGTTATTGAAGCGGTTGAAAGAGCGATCTCGTCTCTCTACGATTCATTGAGTAGTCTTGTCGCGATTCTTTTCGATCTGGCTTTAGGATTCAAACAACTCTTCACCGGAGATTTCTCAGGCGCTCTCGATTCTCTGAAACGAGTCGGTGCCGACATTCTCGCGATCTTCACGAATCTTTGGGAAGCCATCAAAGGAATCGGAAACGCTGCGAGTGGGATCGGCGGAATCTTAGGAGATAAGTTTGGAAGCCTCTTCGGTGGCGGGAATGCAGCCGCAAATCTCGTCGGCCCGGTTCAACCGCAACCTATGGTGGGGAACTCCGCTTACACGAATCAACACGTACAGCAACAAACTCAGATCAATGTCACGGGTTCAGCCGATGCAAACGCAGTCGGAAAAGCCGTCGCAGGCGAACAGAACCGTGTGAATTTCGATATGACAAGAAACATGAGAGGCGCAACTCGATGAGCTTTCTCTCGGAACCGATCACGATTCAATCTCTCTTCGGCAAGAACCGCATGATCGGCCCGATCACGGTTCAAGTCGTGACGACGGAGAACACCAATGACACGCTCACCGTTACCCGTCAGCCGGTTCAGCAAGGCGCTTCAATTGCGGATCACGCCTACAAAGAGCCGACGGCTTTTTCGACGGCGATTTTATTCAAAGATAATCTCACTACGTCTCTTTCGAAGATCTATCAAAATTTACTTGATCTTCAGAATAGCCGGGTCCCCTTCGATATCATTACTCCTAAGCGTATATACCACAACATGTTGATGACGGTTCTTGCGCAGACGACAGATAAAACGACAGAGAACTGCCTTTCGATCAATGCTTCTTTCCAAGAGGTCATCATCGTGAAAGTCACGACGGTTCAAGTGAACAGATCGAACTTAAAAAATCCCGGCTCTAACGGCGCAACTCAAAATGCAGGCCGAAAGCAATCGGCCCTCTCAACTCTCTTTGGTGGCCAATGATTAATTATCTTGCCGATGCCGCCGCAGTTTCAGGAGTGAGCGTATATACCATTCCTCTTCAAAACGTCCCGCAGTCATTCATTATTTCACTGGCCGGAAGTGACTATACGCTCACCGTGAGATGGAACGATGCCGACGAGGCAGGATGGTTACTCGACATCGCAGACTCGAACGCCAATCCTCTTGCTGTCGGTATCCCTCTCATCGTCGGCGCAGATCTTCTCGACGGACTTGAATATCTAGGGATCGAAGGTCAGTTCTTTTGTTACACCAATGGTGCGCAATTCGCGGTGCCGACTCTCGATAACTTAGGCACTGAATCGAACCTCTACTTTACGACGAGCAAACCGAATGGCAGTTGATACGACGACCGCCGCAGCTCAAGCTTCGACAGTAGACGGCGCTCAGTTCATTCGTCAGCTCTCGCTCGTGGTCGTCGGCAACAACGGGACCGGGCTCGATCTTTCTCAGCTCAAAATCAAGTTCTCAGTGAAGCATTCCGAATCCATGACGCCAAACGTCGCGGACATCCGAGTGTACAACGTTCAAGCCGATACCGCGATTGCGATTCGAAAAGAGTTCACCCGCGTTATTCTGCAAGCCGGGTATCCCGGAAACCTCGGAGTGATATTTCAAGGCAATATAAAACAGGTCATCATCGGCCGCGAAAGCGCGACGGATACCTTCATTGACCTGATCTGCGGAGACGGAGACCGCGCCTATA